CATCGCCCTCACCCCTAGCTACTACTACTAAATTATGGCAGACCTCAGATCGAAGTTTATCGAAGACTACGCAGGTGGTCTCTTAAATATATCTAGACAAGAACTAGCTAGCACAGGAGAAGTCCTATCACAGGACGGGCTATTATCTGACGCTTCATTATTTGTAGAGGATGGCGCCGGAGTTAAAAGTGGACTGAAGCTCGGTGTGGCTCTGGCAGAGGTAGTTGACCCTACCACCAACGAAGGAGCCATTAATGTAAGATACGCAAATAGAACTTACGCAAGCATTAGAGACCTAAAAATCTTCTCTACTGCTGTTGCTTCAGCGCAAGCATCTTTGGCGGACGCGTCTTCTACTTCTATTACAAACTTAGAAAATGCATTTCAGCTACTAGAAGAGGCCCATGATACCCTGGTTAATAGATTTGAATCTAGAGTAGAGAAAATAAATGGCGATATAGAGAAGCTAAGCTCTATTGATATTCTGACAGAGCAAGTAGATGATGTAAAAGCAAATACTCAGTCTCTTACCAACGGGCTAATTGCGCTAGAAGGCGCAGTAACCGAAAGTATTTCTAGAAACACTACGGCATTTAACGTTATAGGTAACGTTTCAAGAGTCGTTTTTGACTCTGCCGGTGGAGTAGAAACTCTTGCACCAACAACCACCACAGCCATTGACGCTAACCGCCCTGCTGCTGACTACACTGTTACTGGACTTGCTAGTTCAACCGGCACAGGTTTGAATGTTACTATTACAGTAGATGCTGCCGGAGCAGCAACTATTAGTTCAATTGATGCGGCCGGAGTAGGCTTTAGAACTGGTCAACAAGTAAATGTTCTTGATTCTGCCCTTGGCAGTGGTGGAGGAACTACTCTTGTTTTTAATGTAACAAACGTCGATGACTCTGGCATGACCATTAATGAAGTCAAAGAAGAGGTCAAAAAAGTCTTTACTAAAGTCAATGAGATTATCGATATCTTTGCAGATATCTAGAGAAACACTTCTTCTAAAACTTCTTTCTCAAGTCGGATCGCGTAGAGTGGCCCGACTTTTTTTAATACTGCAAACACAACCCCTTCTTCTTTATCTAAAGAAGTCGGTAAAAGCTGCTCGGTTATATTGTCTAGTGTATCTTCTCCACCTAACATCCTAGCAATTTCTTCCCTACCAAAAACCCACATCATATCCGATTGGTCCTCTGTAGCTATATACAGACCCAGCGGCTCATTTTTTATTAGAGTCTTTTTAAACTCGGGGATTAGTTCCCCCTCTAAATTAGATATGTTCTTAAATATTTTTTTAATTCTTTCGCGGGCTTCTGGATTTTCAAACATTACATTTTTTCGATTTCTACACCGAGCTGTCTTAAAACGTCAATACCGTCAGTGATTCTGTACTCATAACGATAATAAACTTTTTTAACTCCAGCTTGAGCGATCATTTTTGAACAGTCGGGACAAGGGCTATGCGTGCAAAATAGCTCAGCGCCATCAATAGACTCAGATGACTTAGCCATCTTAATTAAAGCGTTTTGTTCAGCATGTAGAACAAAGGGGTTCGTACTGCCGTCTTCTTTCTCACAGCAATTAGTATGAAACCCAGAAGGAGTTCCGTTCCATCCGTGGGCCAAGATACTCCCGTTTTTAACGACAATAGCACCTACTTTCATCTTATCGCAATCAGAGACTTCTGAAAAGATTTCTGCGGTTTTCATGTAAGCTTCTTTGATTTTAGGCTTCATAAAAGTAGGTTCTTTTGTTTATTATACCATCTATATCTTCTTATGTCTAACTCTTTTTACTCCTTGGTCATATAAGAAGTTTCTGTATTTGTCCCATTGTCTTAAGTCTTCTTCTCCTAAAAACACTTTGTTTGTAATTGGTATACTTTTTTGTTTTGGCGGTAGAGCCGCTATTTCGACCTCTTCTGGGGTTGGATCCGTGAAAAAGTTTTCCAACTCTTCTTGAGGTATTTTACTTACTTCGTTTTCTTGAGATGGTTCTTCAGCTTTAGCTGCTCTCCGAGGTTTTCTAATTGTCATATTCTCTTCCTTCTGCAAGAAGTGCATCCCGCCCACCCTTGGACTCTAGAAGGACCTGGGAATGTAGTTCCTGGAATCGGGCCTTTTGGGCTCTCATATAATCCGGGGGCAAGAGTAGAATTTGCTCTTTGTGTAGTCTCTGCCCATTTTTGCCAACCCCACATATCTTCAGAACCGTATACGTGGGCATTTTGTTGTGAGTTGTTTGCCATGTTTGCTCTTGTGTTTCTGTTAGGACCTGCGTTCACTCTATTTGAACTTCTTAGGTATCTGTCTTGGGCTAAGGCTTGTTTTACGTAGCTTTGGTTTTGAGTCGTATTATTCCTGTAGTCAGCAGCTTGTTTTAACTGCTTCCAAGACTCGTAAGGAGCATTTTTAGAATCTAAGGCCATTATACTAGTTCGTAATATCTCTTTAAACAAAAATGTTGAATTAAGGTTTAAAGAAGTATACGTATAACTCATTGAAAATCCATGGCAACTTCTAAAATGTCTCGGCAGGCTGACAGCCCTTCCGCCGAACAATTTGATCTTGATAGTTTTGATTTTGGCGAACCAGAGATCCTTCCCGTAGAAATTTCAGCGGGCAAGTTCCTTTACCTTAAAGAGCCCTCTGCGGAAGACCTTATCCATATTGCCGAGATCAACGGTAATGATAAACTCTCGGAAATTGAAGCCACCCTCCAAACAATCTGTGTTCTTCATGCTCCTCAAGATGGCGGGAAGAAGCTCGGAATGAGGGACGCCAAGAGATTAACTGCTAGGCACTTAAAGAAGATTGGCGAGGGCATGGCCACGCTATTAGGCGCAGATGAGTGATAAATATACTATAGCAAGGGAATATAACTACAAAGTGACTATTACTGATAGGAACAATAATAGTTTGCAATTTAGGGACATTACAGGAAAAGACTTAGAATTTTTAGAGAGGTATCTAGGAGAAGAGGCAAAAGAAATAAAATTTGAAGATGTTATTACTATAATAGAATACGTATCAACATCTACCAATACTGTAAAAAAACTCACGCCAAAAGTTATAAAAGAAATCTTTGACATACTCATCAAAGAGATATTTTGTAATTTTATGCCAAAATTTAAGTTTTTAGAAGTATGCTATCATCTTCAAAATAGTTCGTTTGTAGCCTTAGATTTTTTTGAATCTCAACCTATGACAAAAGTAATGGCCATGATTCAAATACATCAAAGCGAAGTCGAAAAAATAAATAAATCTAGGTCACAATCTACATGACAGACGAATCAAGGCTAAAACTCATACTCATCCTATGCTCTATAGCTGTTAGCCAGGATCGCCCACAATTAAAAGAATTTGTTAAAGTTTGTTCTCGCTATGTAACAGATTCAGACTTTAATAAAATAATGAGAAAGTCATTAAAAATTTTAGAGTTACAAAAATGTGGAAGAACCAGCTGCCCTGACTGGTTAATGAACCATCTTTTTGAGTTATACAAAACCAACCCAGAAGATTAAAGCTTTAAATGGCTATCTGTTTAAAGGCTTTCCGAAAGGCCTCTTACTTTGTAAAAGATTAATTTATGGCTAATCCTGTAAACATTAATGTAGGCGCTCTACAGCGTCCTGGAGTGTTTGTTACTCAGTCATCAACTGGCGGATTACCTCAGCCCCTGGCATCTCATGCCATTGGCTACATCTTTGGTTCTACACCCGTAGATCCTTATGATAATCAACCAATTGATAGCTACGCATCACTTCCTCCATATAAGCCAACACAGATTGGCTCTCTCACTGACTTCATTCAAAAAGCTGGTGGTGTCCCCTCAGCTGAAAACAATTCTCAGTCCGTAATCTCTTACGACGCTGTAAATGCTTTCTTTGAAAACGTAGGTGTAAACGGTGTTCTCTATTACACTAGAGTTACCCCCACTCCTGAACTTAAGGTTGTACTGACCAAAGGTGCAGGTTGGAACCTATTCTCTCTAAAGCTTAGCGATCGTTACTATGGAGATAAGTCTCTAGGAATTAACGACAATGATGGCATCGCCATCAAAGGTATCACTACTACTGCATTAGATTCTAACGATAACGCTTTTGATATTGTTGGATATTTAAGAGAAGACGATCCCGATTTTAGTACTTACTATCGCATTGAGCAAACTGACGAAGAGGCTAAAGCTGCTACATTTAGAATTTATTCTAAAGATGTCCGCGTAGTTCCTGAAATCCAAAGCTTTAAAGGCTATCAGATCTCTGATACTGCCTATGCAACTCCGACTGACGCCGCAACGATCTCTACTTACGTTCCTATGAAGGAACTTAATTTTAGACCTGTGTCTAGAGATCTTGCGACTCAGGAGCCCGTTCTTCCTATTTCTGGTGCGGCTATTGGTGCCTATCTAGAAGAAGTAAGCAAGACGACTACCGTCACTGCTTCTGAAACCACAAACGACATAGTATCTGTCACTAGCGTTGCCGCTCTTTCCATCGCTGGTACTTCTGCAGATCCTCTTGCCGCTGGTGATTCAGTCGTATTTGAAGGTATTGATCCTGGCCAAGCCGCTTATGTCGGCGTTGGCGTTGATCCTCAGACCGGGCTTACTTTTGGCGAGACTTACTATGTAACTGGTATCAGTGGTAATACATTCAAGCTTTCTGCTACTCAGGCAGACGCTGTTGCTAATGCCGGTGATGGTCAAAACTTTGTTAACCTTAGCGCCGATGCTAACGTAGACGGAGTTAGAGTTCGTAGACTTAAGTACGACTTCGAAGGCGGTAACCCTGCTGCTCCTAATGCGGCTGCTAAGCTAACTGCGCTATCCGATGCTATCGAAGGTTTCCTTCTTAACGCCGGTGTGTATGCTGCAATTGGTGATATCCCCTCTGGTAAAGTTGTTGCTGTTACTCTAGACAACAGAACAGGTAAAGCTGCTCAGGTCATGTGGCCTTCAAGCGAAGCAAGATACTTCCGTTGGGATGGATCAGCTGCTTTTGCTAAAGGATTCGATGGTTCCAATGCAGACTCTGCTCCTAATGGTACAATCACCTCAACAGGTGGTAACGTCACCAGAAGCGGATATGTTCCTGACAGTGTCCAGGTATTCTATGTAAACGTTGCAGGCGAGAACAGAGCTATTATTGCTAATGGCGCTACTCCTGCTGAACTTACAAATGATATCAGAGATAGCTTGATTGAGATCCTTAAGGACAAGGAACTTGATGCATTCTATGATGTTGAATCGGTCGCAGTTGATTACACCTCTGGTGGATTAAGTGCTAATGAGTTTGCTCCTAATAACGGAATTGCGATCTCCAATAATATCGCAACCGCAGGTATTCCTGAGCTTCGTGCTTCAGCAACCTCCTCAAAGCTTACCGGAACTCTAGTCTATGACAAGAGCGTCGATGGCACCACAATTAAAGGTGCTACTGGTAACAACCTAACAGGTACTGTTCAGATTTCCGCTGAATCAAATACCTCGGTTACTGCAGGTAACTTTGTTATTAATGAATTCTACGTAATTAAGTCTGTAGGTAGTACTGACTTTACTGCTATTGGAGCTGCTACAAATACCGTAGGATTAGAATTTAAAGCCACTGGTGCGGGCACAGGAGACGGAGTAGCGTATGATACTAAAGGTGACCTAGACCTTGTTGGTACAAGCACACAGTATCTTTCCCAAATTTCTCCTGGTCAGAACCTACTTGTTAATAGCAAGACTTACGAAGTTGTTGAGGTCTTTAGTGACACCACGGCTTCTGTAAGACTTTCTGGATCTGCTGCTGAAAATGGACCTACGAACGTGACGGGTGCAACCTACAGTATTGTAACCACAAACTTCACCGAAGAGCTTACCAATGGCGACTTTGTTGTTATTGCCGGTGTTAGGTACGAGGTTGCTCAGGCTCCTACACGCGACGATCAGTTCGTTGTACAAACCGCTCCTGCTGCTAATTTTGCAAGCAACACGATCGGATATCTTGACAGCTCTGAAGCCAACGGCTACTATCGTCATGATTACCTTCTTAAGTTAAAAATCACCTCTAAGAACGGTATCCCTTCTCCTGTTGTTCCCGGTCTCGATCGTTACGGCAAGAAAGATAGTAACGTTAGAAGAGTTAATTCTCCTGACGAAGCTGCTGACTTTGCGAACTACAAGCTTTCTGCTAAGGCTCGTGCTCAAGACTTCGTATATGCTATCGAGCAAGGTATGGGATCTGGCGACTATCGCCCTGGTTTCTTATGTGCTCCTGAAGCATTTGGATCTTTTGTATCTCAAGTCGGTGGAATGACTAAGACTCAGGCAAGAGTAGAAAGAGTTAAAGTTACCCAATCTCTTCTCAAAGCTGCCGAAGGTAGGCTTGGTGAAGTCGAAGGTATCTCTGGTACTCAACATATTGCCCTCATTGACTGCGGCGGAGACGAAAACTCCCTGAGTGAAGTACAAGATGAACTTGCTTATATCAAGTCTATCGCCGGTGCTCCATTCGGCCATGCTGCTTTCTATGGTCCATATATTAAAAATGCTTCTGATCGCTTCGTACCTGCCAGCCCATTCATTGCTGGTATCGCATGTTCTAGATATGTTAACGAAGGATTCCAGCAAGCACCTGCTGGTGCAAGGTACCCACTAAGAGGAGCCACTGGTCTCCGCTTTGATATCACCGCCCAGCAACAAGAAGTTACTTATCCTCTAGGCCTCAATCCGATCAGAAGCCTACCCAATAGAGGAATCGTAGCTTGGGGTGCAAGAACAATGAGCTCCAACGCTCTATTCAAATACGTCAATACTAGAGCAATCCTTAACGTCCTCCTCGACGTTATGGCCAGAAGCTTTGACGACGTCCTATTTGAACAGATCGACTCCGCTGGTACTCTCTACGCTAGAGCCAAGTCTATCGCCTCTCAGGTTATGGGCCAACTCTATCGCCAAGGTGCCCTCTTTGGTGCAAGGCCAGAGCAAGCATATCTGGTTGTTTGTTCTGATGCTAATAATTCCCTAGCCGATCTAGAAAATGGAACATTAAGACTCGATGCTTACGTGGCTACATCGCCAACGCTTGAGCGTCTAGTTGTTACTGTAGTTAGAACACCTGCTGGTCAGGTTGCTCAGGTACAGGATACCTTCTCTAGAAACGTTGATAGATTCGACTATCTACTTAACGCTACTACCATCTGATAATTGAAAATGTCTGATAATCAAGAACAGGTTTTAAATTCTAACGAGCCTCTATCTTCTCAACAGAAGAAAAAATCTGTGCACATTGAAATGTTCAGGGCTGGTCCTCAGATCAGCTCTACTGGGCAAAAATTAATGTTCACAGAGGAGGATCTGGATCAGGTCGTCGGGACTTATGTCCCTGGTGACCATGAGGCCCCTCTGATTATTGGGCATGATCAATCAGATGGAACACCTGCGTTAGGCTGGGTAAAAAATCTTTGGAGAAAAGGTAAAGCTTTATGGGGTAACGTAGAACTTACCCCCAAGGCTGAAAAACTAATTCGCGATGGTGTGTTTAAGAAAGTAAGTAGCTCATTCTACTTACCCGAGGCAGAAACAAATCCCTACCCCGGTAAATTAGCACTCCGCCACCTTGGGCTAGTTTCTATTCCAGCTGTGAAAGGCTTAACTGCATTTTCCGAAGGTGAAATTAACGAAGAAAAAATTCTAAATCTATCCCCCGAGGAAGGGGAGACCATTATTTCGTTTAAAGAAGCCTTAGAAACAAACAAATCTACTATGACTAGAAAAAAGAAGCTCGTTGACGAAACCGTCAAGGAGGTCTCGGTAGATCAGAACGTTGATCATGCCGAGGGTTCTATGACCGTCAACATCAATATCGGCGGAGGCAAGCCTTCTGTCTATGACGATTCCGGCAACCAAGTCGATGAAACAGGTGCTCCTGCCGATTATAAAATGGAGTATGCTGCCGACGAAGAAACAGATGAAGAGATGGCCCCTGAAGCCGGATCTGAAGCCCCTGAGGGTGAAAGTGAAGGTGATGATATGGGTCTAGAAGACGAAGGTGGCGAAGAGGCACCTGAAGCTCCTGAAGAAGAAGGAGAAGCCCCTGTCGAAGAAGGCATGGGTGGCGAGGAAGGAGAAGGCGAAGAGCCTGCTAAAGAGGACGGCGAAGAAGATATCTCTGGTGAAATGGAGAATAACGACAAGAAAATTGCCTCTCTAGCTGCCGAGTACGACGAAGACGAGCTCTTCCAAGCACTGGCTCTCAAGAAACAAGCCGGCTCCATGATGGAGAAGGATATGTCTTCTTATGGCGAAATGCCTGAAGGACTTAAAAAGCACATAGAAGAAAAGGAAGGAAAAGGAGAGGACGACGATGAAGAGAAAAAAGAAGAGGCTGATCACGCCGAAGAGGTAGTTGATAGCGCCAAAGAAAAAGAGGAAGAAAAAGAAGAGAAAGAAGAGGCTGATCACGCCGAAGAGGTAGTTGATAGTGCTGAAGAGCATGCCGACGAAGAGAAGAAAGAAGAGGACGAAGAAGAGAAGAAAAAATCTGACATGTCAGAAAAGGTTAAAGAAGAAAAGAAAGAAACAGCCGACCACGCTGAAAAAGCTGCACCTGTGGCTACCGAATCTCTAGACCATGGCGAATCTGCCATTGGAGATCAGAGTGTTGATAACCTCAACGCTCGTGTAGCCGAACTCGAGGAAGAGCTTGGTAAGCAAAGAAAGCTCGCTCGCGAGAAAGAAATTTCTTCGTTTGCTGAAGGACTCTATGA